TCCTTCTGGACCCGACTGTAACAACGGCACCAAGAAAGCATATTTCGTCGAATTCAGCAAAGTTGTTGTTTTAAAGTAAGTTAGGGTGCCTGATCATATACATTCTCCAAATGCCAAGCGACACATTGCTCGAAAGATGGAACTCTGGAAAGCTGCAGTAGAGCGAGGAGATGCTGATGTCTTAGCAGACGCTTTAGTCTCTCAATCAGAGATACCAGAGACATTGAAGAGGAAATTAGAGCTTGGACCATATAGTGAAGGAGGGTTGCGTGCCCGCGAGGAGAAGAAAGTCGGAAGAGAAAGTATCTCGCCGGAAACCTGCGACGACTCCTGAAGGTCGTGAGAATGAAATGGTCTCGCAGGCTATTGATCTTGCTGAGAAACAAATTCGTAACGGCAGCGCCTCTTCTCAAGTCATAACACATTTTCTAAAGCTCGGTTCAACTCGAGAACGTCTCGAGCAACAGAGACTTGAGCATGAAAACGAACTGACTCGAGTAAAGATCGACGCTCTTGAATCTCAGAAGCGTGTGGAAGAGCTGTACATGGAAGCTCTGTCTGCAATGCGCTCATATGCAGGTGATCTACCTCTTCCTGACTCTGATGTCGAAGATTAAGACCTATTTCGAGCTCAACCGATTGGAAACTTTCATTGAGCGCTATCGCTATCTTGAATTAAGAGGTGTCATTGGAGAGCAAACGTTCGGATTCGATCGATGGATCAATCAACGTTTTTACAGATCTCATGAATGGCGCTGGGTAAGAGATCAAGTCATAGTTCGAGATAACGGGTGTGATTTGGGTATTCCTGGGTTCGAAATTCACTCAGGACTCCTGGTTCATCACATGAATCCAATATCCTTGGACGACTTGAAGCATGGAGAAGAGTGGATTATCGATCCAAATTTTCTTATAACTACATCGCTGCAAACACATAATGCAATTCACTATGGCGACGAGAGTCTACTTCCTAGGGGTCCAATTATAAGAAAGTTTGGTGATACTGCACTCTGGTAATGAAAAGAGGTCTACATGAAAGGACATGAGGTAGCTCTGTGGGCTGGCGTAGCCGCTTTTTTTGGTAGTTTGCTTGCTGTGGGTATTTTTGACATTATTAATCCGGATCGCTGGGTGGAGTATTTTGGGGCTTTGATCGTAGCATTTATCACTGCTGGAGCTGTTTACGCTCAGCAACGTCTTGACGAGGCTAAGAAAGCAGTCAACCCACCAAAGAAAGGGTCGAATGGCGGTTAAATGTAGCATTATCACTTGTCCCGACTGGGGTGCTCGAAAGCCGAAACAGGGCATTCAGACAGTTGGCGCTTCAAAGAGAATCATTTTTCACCATACGGCTGGTCATCACCAAGAGATTGAGAATCCAAGCGCTCAATCTCGAGCAGAGTCAGAGCGCTATGCAAAAGCGATTCAGGCATTTCATTTCAGTCAGGGTTGGACTGATTCTGGGCACAATTTCCTCATTTGCCGAAACGGTCTGATCCTGCAAGGTCGTTGGCTGACCGTGAGCGCTATCCAAGCAGGTCATATGGTTCGCTCGGCTCATTGCCCGGGTCAGAACGAGCAGATCGGGATCGAGCACGAGCATTTGGGCCAGGAAACGATGACAAAGGCTCAGCACGAATCATCAGCTCGTCTGATGGCGTGGATTGCTGATAAGTATGGTAGAGGCACCACTCTTCCTGTCGATCCTCATTCCAAGTACTTTGCTACGGCTTGTCCCGCAAATCTCAAGACTGCGATTCCGTCAGTCAGGAGTCGAGCACAGCAAATCCTCGATGCCGAGGGCACACACAAGAAAAGGAGTGTTTGAACATGACCGAGACACCGCAGCTTCCCACTGATCCTCCGCCCGCGGATGATCCCAGCACGCTTCCTCCCGATGAGGATGGCGAGGGTGAGAAGTACGACGGCGGCGACATTCCTGGGACAACTGAGCCTTCAACAGAAACAAGCGACGAGTAATTAATTAGAAAGTGGGTGTGGTAGATGGAACAGAGTATCCTTACCAGCACTAAGAAGATCTTGGGAATTGCTGAGGATTACACCGTATTCGATCTCGACATCATTACACATATTAATTCTGCATTCTCTACTCTCACCCAGTTGGGAGTTGGACCGGCTGCTGGTTTCATGATTCAAGATGCGACGGAGGTTTGGACAGACTTTATTGCTGATGATTTGCAATACAATTCTGTAAAATCCTACGTGTTTCTTAAGACTCGGCAGCTGTTTGATCCACCAACAACATCATATCTAATTGCAGCAACTGAGAGGCAGATTCAGGAGCTTGAATGGCGCTTGAACGTGCATCGAGAGGAGACAGGATGGGTCGATCCTGATCCAGATCTGATTCTCGAAGAAGACATTTTCGACGGAACAATCGTGGAGGTGAGAGGTGGAAAGAGAAGGTACATCGCCTGAACGGGAAACCGATCAGGAGCAGAGAGATCGGAAGGACAAGGAGACCGAGGAGTATCGCAAGGCTCGTCAGGAACGACTGGGTCATGTCGAGGTACCTGGTGATTCGGATCCGGACGCAGAGCCCGGTACAGAGCCTCAGACGACAGAGGAGCCTCAGACGACAGAGGAGCATCACGCAGGACCTCAGACAGAGACACGACCTCAGACGGAAGAGCCTCAGACAACTGAGGAACCTAGCACTGAGTCCCAGAATCCAGCGTAAGGATCGAGATGTCTACGGCCGACGTTGTATCGGGTATTCTTGCTCATCACGGCGTCAAGGGAATGAAGTGGGGTGTTCGACGTAGGGCTACAGTTGGCCCGCAAGAAGTCATCATCAGTGACAAGAGAAAGAAGATCAGCACTTCTGGTGGAGAAGGACACCCCGCGCATTCTGATGCGGTTAGCGTCCGTAGGATTGGGCAAAAAGGAAAGGCGAGTGGACTTAAATCGCTTTCAGACAAAGAGCTTCAAGACTATGCTAGACGAATTAATCTCGAACAAAATGTCAAGCGTCTTCAGTACACTCAAAAGAATCCTGCTCAGAAATTCGTGGCGAGCCTTCTTGGGCAAACAGGTAAAGCTCAAGCTCAAGCTGTCGCCAACGAAGTTGCATCTCAGCAAGTGAAAAAGCATATGCTTAAACTAGGTCTGGCGGCCGTAGCTGCTTAGGAAAGGGGGTTAGCATGAGCCTGTCTAATACTGCGGTACCGATTTACTACGGTCAGTTCCGCGAGGCAGTTCTTCGAGGAGAGATTCCGGTAAATCGTGAGATCTCTCAGGAGATGAATCGAATTGATTCGCTCATTGCTAACCCCAACATTTTCTACGACGATCAGGCTGTCGAAGGGTTCATTCGTTACTGTGAAGGAGAGTTGACCTTAACTGATGGGTCAGATCTCTATCTGCTCTTCTCGTTCAAGCTATGGGCCGAGCAGATTTTCGGATGGTACTACTTCGTTGAACGGAGCGTCTACGTCCCGTCAAAGGATAATCGTGGCGGTCACTACGAGAAGCGAGAAATCAAGAAACGTCTGACTGTCAAGCAGTATCTAATAGTTGCTCGAGGAGCAGCCAAGTCGATGTATGCGTCGCTCATTCAGAACTACTTTCTAAACGTCGATACGTCGACGACGCATCAGGTCACTACTGCTCCGACGATGAAGCAAGCAGACGAAGTCATGTCACCGTGTCGTACAGCTATCACACGCGCGAGAGGACCGTTGTTCAAATTCCTGACAGAAGGATCTCTTCAGAACACAACGGGCTCGAGAGCCAATCGAGTGAAGCTGGCAGCCACAAAGAAAGGCATCGAGAACTTTCTCACCGGCTCGTTACTTGAAGTTCGTCCAATGGCCATCAACAAGCTGCAAGGTCTTCGTCCAAAGATCTCTACAATCGACGAATGGCTGTCGGGTGATCTTCGAGAAGACGTGGTTGGCGCCGTTGAGCAAGGAGCGTCCAAGCTTGAGGACTATCTGATCGTGGCTATCAGCTCCGAAGGGACTGTCCGGGCTGGTTCCGGTGACACAATCAAAATGGAACTTGCGGACATTCTTAAGGGTGAGTACTACGCACCACATGTTTCGATCTGGCATTACAAACTCGACGAGATCGAGGAAGTTGCTGATCCGGCCATGTGGATCAAAGCCAATCCAAACTTGGGACTAACGATTTCTTATGAAACGTATCAGCTTGATGTGGAGCGGGCCGAAAAGGCTCCAGCTTCTCGGAATGACATCCTTGCCAAGCGGTTTGGTATTCCAATGGAGGGTTACACCTACTTTTTCACATACGAGGAGACCCTTCCTCATCGTCGCCGAGAATTCTGGCAGATGCCATGCTCTCTCGGGGCTGATCTCTCCCAAGGTGATGACTTCTGTGCGTTCACTTTCTTGTTTCCATTGGGACGTGAAAAGTACGGCGTAAAAACTCGAAGTTACATCACTGAACTTACGTTGATGCGACTTCCCGCAGCTATGAGGCAGAAGTACGAGGAATTTATCAACGAAGGAAGTCTTCATGTCATGCCGGGAAACATTCTCGACATGATGCAAGTGTATGACGACTTGGATCAGTTCATCTTAACCTCAGAGTACGACGTCCGTACACTTGGTTACGATCCTTACAACGCAAAAGAATTCGTTGCCCGTTGGGAAGCAGAGAACGGACCCTTCGGTATCGAAAAAGTCATTCAAGGCGCTAAGACCGAATCTGTTCCTCTAGGTGAGATCAAAATCATGAGCGAACAGCGACTTCTAATCTTCGATCAATCCCTTATGTCTTTCGCTATGGGTAATGCGATTACTTTGGAAGATACTAATGGAAATCGAAAGCTCTTGAAGAAGCGTCAAGACGAGAAGATCGATAATGTCGCAGCTCTTATGGATGCTTGGATCGCATACAAGCTGAATAAGGAGGCTTTTGAATGATTTCACTTCGAGAGGAGGTGAGATATGGCGCGATTCGGAACGACGTTGAGACATGCGTGGAATGTATTCACTAATCAAGAACAACGACAGAAAGCTGGTCCATCCGGCTCTGGTGGGTATTCTGGACCGAGACCTGGTCGCTCAAGACTTCTAATTCCAAATGAGCGCTCAATCATCTCCTCTATTTATACGCGTCTAAGTATTGACGTTGCTTCGGTTGACATGCGTCACGTAAGAGTAGACGACGAAAAGAGGTATGTCGAAGATCTTGATAGTGGTCTTAATAACTGTTTGACGGTTGAGGCCAATATTGATCAAGCAGCTCGAGCGTTTCGGCAGGACGTTGCTATGACATTGTTCGACAGAGGTGTTGCAGCTCTTGTTCCTGTCGATACGTCTATCAATCCGGAACAAACTGGTGGGTTCGATATTTTGACGCTTCGTGTCGGTGAAATCGTGACTTGGTATCCCTATCACGTGCGTGTAAGCTTGTACAACGAGGCAAAAGCTATGCGAGAAGAGATTACTTTGAACAAATCTGCAGTAGCTATTGTCGAAAACCCGTTGTACTCAGTAATGAATGAGCCCAATTCGACTTTGCAACGTCTTCTCCTCAAACTCAATTTGTTGGACGTCATCGATAACCAATCGGCTTCTGGAAAACTTGATCTCATCATTCAGCTTCCATATGTGATCAAGTCCGAAGCTCGTAGACAACAAGCTGAACAACGTCGAGCAGACATTGAGTTCCAGCTCAAAGGTAGTCAGTATGGTATCGCTTATACTGACGGCACCGAGAAGATTACTCAGC